ACACGGTGAGGGACTGACGACGAAGCAAGTGGCCTTGTTGACCGGCTTGCAGATGCGCAGCGCCCGAGAGTTGCTGTACAGCATCAGCCGGGTGCTACCGATCTATCAGGACGGTTCGATCTGGCAGGTGTGTGCGGTGCGTGAAGAGGATGTCTAGGCGCATCTCTGTATGATAAGGTATTCACATGACATTGACCAGGCGCCAAACCGTTTTTGTTGAAGAGTACCTCAATTGCTGGAACGCTTCTGAGGCAGCCAGACGTGCGGGTTACTCTGCAAAAACGGCTCGACAGATTGGTGAGCAGAACCTGTCAAACCTTGACATAGCTGCCGAGCTCGAACGCCGCATCTCTGAGAGAGGTGTCAAGCCGCCCGAAGTGCTCGATCGTCTTGGAGAACAGGCCCGCGCCAACATGGCCGACTTCCTGTCGATTGATCCTGCAACCGGAAGAGCCCAGATCGACCTTGCCAAAGCTGAAAAGGCCGGCAAGTTACATCTGATCAAGAAGATAAGTAACGGGCGGAATGGTTTGCAGATTGAATTGTACGATGCGCAGGCTGCGCTTGAAAAGCTCGGTAAGGCGCTCGGTGTGTTGCGCGAGAATGTCAATTTGAGTCACGAAGGGCCGGTTGAAATAACGACGCGTGTGATTCGGAAGAGAACGGATGAAGCTGACGCTTGACCTGCACGAAGCCCAGCAGGCTTTTCTTGATAGTGAGGCTCTGTACCGGGGATTCGTGGGCGGCCGCGGGGCCGGCAAGTCATGGATTGGCGCCTGCGATCTGTTGCTGAGAGCGCAGGATGACCGTCTTTATGGGGTGTATGCTCCTACCTATCCCATGTTGCAGGATTCCTCATGGCGTTCGTTCTTGGATCTTGGCGCTCGGTTTCGGTTCATCAAGCGGATCAACAGGGCGGAGATGCGAGTTACACTTGGCAATGGCGCTGAGGTCATTTTCAGGTCGGTTGACAATCCAGAACGGGCAAGAGGCGCAAATCTGTCAGGCGCCTGGCTTGATGAGGCGTCATTGATGGACCAGGCGGCTTACACGATCATTATCGCTTGTCTGAGGGAGCGCGGTGAGCAAGGTTGGCTCAGTGCCACTTTCACGCCGCGTGGCCGGCAGCATTGGACCTATGAGACGTTCGGGCTGGGCAAGACGAACACGGCGCTCTTTCATGCCAAGACGGGTGACAACCCGTTTCTACCCGACGACTTCGCCGATGTGTTGCGCGCTCAGTATCCCAGCCAGTTTGCCGCTCAGGAGCTCGAAGGCGAGTTCGTCGAACTGGTCGGCAATGTGTTCAAGCGTGAGTGGTTTAGGATCGTCGATGAAGCGCCGGCCGGTTTGAAATGGGTCAGGTATTGGGACCTGGCAGCTTCGGTCAGGGAGTCGGCAGACTACACCGCCTCAGTAGCAATGGCGCTCGGGCCGGATGGCACGGTTTATCTGCGCAACATGGTACGTGGAAAATGGGAATGGCCAGATCAGGAAAAGATCATGTTGCAGACGATGTTGGGCGATCCGGGCACCGTTCACGGCATAGAGAAGGCGATGCATGGCCTGGCTGCACTGCAGGTCATGATGCGTAAGCGGGAGCTGCTGAGAGTTGCGATCAGAGGCATTGATGTTGATCGGGATAAGCTTTCACGCGCTCTGCCATTATCGGCCCGCGCCGAACAAGGGAAGGTTTGTCTTGTTCGAGGTTCTTGGATTCCAGACTTTCTTGACGAGCTCACCGCCTTCTCTGGTGATGGCAAGACACATGATGACCAGGTGGACACGGCGGCCGGCGGCTTGGCCATGCTGGCCGGCGACGGACGTTCGCGCAAGCTCATCACATACTGAGCAACGAGGGTGCTATGAGTGACGACCTCAAATGGGCGCTGGAAGACATCCAGGCCCGGCAGTTGGACTACACCAACTACAACAACTATTACTACGGCGACCACAAGCTGGCCTTTGCGACCGACAAGTTCACCGAGGCTTTTGGTTCGCTCATGAAGTCTTTCGCCGACAATCTCTGTCCGGTCATTGTGGACACCATTGTTGACCGGCTCGAGATCACCGGCTTCGCCAGTCAGGACCTCGCACCAGGGCAGGAAGACAAGGTCGCTGACGAAGCGGCACAACTGTGGCGTCTCAACCGGATGGACAAGAAGATCTCCGATGTACACACCGAGGCGCTCAGATGCGGAGACGCCTATGTGATTGTTTGGCCCGATGTTGATGGGAAGCCACATATTTTTACGAATGACGCTCATCTCTGTACCGTCAAGTACGACCCCGAGAACCTGGAGACGGTTATCAGGGCTGCCAAGATGTGGTATGACGACGAAGCTCTGTACTGGCGTTTGACGTTGTACTATCCTGACCGCATCGAGAAGTACGGGTTTGAGTCGTCGAATAATTCTATGCCCTCGTCTGCGACGATGTTCCAGCCGTTTGAAGTGGCCGGCGAGCCGTGGCCTTTGCCGAATCCGTATGGAGTTGTGCCGGTTTTTCACTTTGCCAACCGGGCCAAATCTGGCGCATTTGGACAAAGCGAGCTCACCGATGCACTTCCTATTCAGGATGCCCTCAACAAAACCGTGTGCGATTTGCTCGTTGCTCAGGAATTCATCGCTTTTCCGCAACGCTGGATCACGGGTGTTGAGACCGAGATTGACGAAACTACCGGCCTGCCCAAGCAGGTGTTTGTGCCGGGCGTCAATCGGGTCTGGACAATTGGCGCGCCGGATGCGACGTTGGGCCAATTCCCAGGGGCGAATCTCGATCAGTACATCACGGTCAAAGAGTCTTTCCGCGAGGACATGGCGATCGCGACCAAGACGCCTTTGCATTACTTCAAGTCTTCTAACCTGTCTTTTCCATCGGGTGTTGCTCTCAAGGTTGCTGATGCTCCCTTGACGGCCAAAGTAAAGCACAGACAAATCACATGGGGCAATGTCTGGGAAGATATCGTGTCTCTCGGCCTGCTCATGATGGGCGTCCAGACAGGCGGGCTCAACTGCATATGGGCCAACACGCAACTTTATGACGATGAGGCCGAGTTGGCGAATCTGGAGACGAAGAAGCGGTTGGGCGTCTCCCAACGTCAGGTTTTGCGAGAGGCGGGTTATACCGACGAACAGATCGACCAGTTTGAGGAGGAGAACCAGGCGGCCGCCGACGAACTTGGCGAGCAGCTCCTGACTGCGTTTGATCGGGATGCCCCTGTTACTGAGCAACCCAGACAACCAGGGCGCCCGGCGGCCACTAAACCGGCATGACCGTTATCATCTTTGTCAACGACCTGCACATCGGGCATCCGTTCGCCGTTTCTCCTGTCTCGTGGGTGCTGCATGATGGCAATGTTTTCACTCCGAATGAACTGCAAAGGCAGATACGAGAACACTGGGTGTTTTGTTGGCAACAGGTCAAACAACTTCGCAAAGGTCGCCGGCTTGTCATTGTTACTGTTGGCGATCTTATCGAGGGTGTTCACCACGAGACAACCCAGCTCATCACGCAACGCATAGACACCCAAGAACAAATGGCGGTTGCTGTTCTTGAGGAGGGCATGAAGTTAGCAGGGTTTAGAAAAGGCGACCAGATCAGGTTTGTCACTGGGACTCCTTCTCATGATGGGAACGGCCTGCAGTCGGTCGAGCGCATTGCCAGAAACATTCTGGACACGGATCAGGATGGGCGGGTTTCGTATGACCGGTTGCGGTTCAGGGTGCGAGGCCAACTCTTTGACGTGGCTCATCAACCAGGATCGGGACCAGGAGGCCGGTCATGGGTGTACGGCAACTCTTTTCAGGCGTGGTTGAAGTCTCTGTACTATGAGTCTCTTGAGACAGGCCAACCAATCCCCCGTTATGTCGTGCGGGCGCACTATCACACGTATCTCAAGAGGGTGGTACACAACATGACCGGTGAAGCAGTGCTCACCGGTTTTATCTTGCCATCCTGGAAGCTCAAGGACGAGCACGTGTACAAACGCCAGGCCCATGCTTTGGGGTCCATTGGAATGCTCATCATGCAGATCGACAAGTGTGGCAACGTGACAGAAGATGTGCAACGCATCACCATCGAACAAGACCACATCGAGGAGCTATGACGCAAAGTGAAGCTGAAATGCTGCTCGCGCAGTTGTCCGAGCAATATGGCACGAAACCCTTTGATCCGGCTCTTGATCTGACGATACGTCAGGTTGCCAACGAGCTCGGTATGGCAGAACAGGCAGCCCGCGACTTGATGAACAAACAGGTCGAAGCCGGCCTTATGACGGTTAGGCATGTCACCATGAACGGCCGTCGTATCAAGGTGTATCGCAAAAATGGCTGACGGTCGACTGTACGATGTGGCTCGTGCGCAACGTGCGTTGTTACTGAGCAACGACCGTACGGCCGCGTCCGAGATGGTCCGGGTTTATGGCGGCATTTGGACGCGCATTAGACGTGAATTGGAAGTTCTTTTGCAGGAGAAGATCGACGCCGAAGCGGCTGGTGAGATTGTGGGTCAATCTTGGCTCTATCAATATGATCGGTTGGAACGGCTTCAACGCCAGGTGCTCGCAGAGATGCGCCGGTTTGCTCAGTATTGTGAGGGTGTTATCACCCAACAGCAACAAGCGGCCATTGATGCTGCACGCCAGGATACTGAGCGCCAGATAAGAGCGATCGCCAATCAAGCGGGTGTTTCTCTAAATTGGGTGCAACTGCCTGACGACGTTATCGAAGACCTCGTTGGTTTCACCGCCAATGGATCTCCCTTGAGAGACCTTTTGGAAGAGCTTGGCAAGGATGCCATGAAAGGTATTCGTGATGCGCTCATAGAAGGCATCGCGCTGGGCAAGAATCCGACCGAGGTTGCTCGACAAGCACGGAAGGCATTCGGAGGCGATCTGACAAGGGCGCTCCGTGTCGCTCGTACTGAGATGCTGCGCTCTTATCGAGAAGCCACAAGACGATCCTATGAGGCGAACGAGGAGACTGTCTCGGGCTGGGTGTGGAACTGTGCCTGTACGCCGCGCTCTTGTGCAATCTGTTGGGCGCTGCATGGGACGGTGCACCAAGTCAGCGAGGTGTTTGGGACGCATCCGAATTGTTGCTGTTCTATGTTGCCTGTGGTGAAACCTGTTCCTGGAATGAGCGATCAATACATGCCGACTTCCGGCCCTGAACAGTTCAATAAGTTAGAGCCAAGTGTGCAGGACAGTATTCTTGGCAAAGCGGCGGGCGCTGCTTATCGAGAAGGCAAGTTCAAGCTGGAGGATGTCTGGAAGGCGACCTTCTCAAAGGACTGGGGACCCGGAAAGCGGTTGAGAAGTTTGAAAGAGTTGCTCGGCTAAACCCGTTAATCTGTTACTCAGTAAAACGCCAGCTTCTAACTGGCGTTTTTATTGTCTAGAGGATACGGGAGCGCATATGCCTTTGGTAAAGTGACCATGTATCTTGCAAAAGGAGAAGAACGGGATGTTCTTTACAGAAAAACGCAGCGGGATGCTGCGGATGCCTGACACGGGAGCCGGATCGGGCGGGACGCCTGATGCGGGCGCCCAGGGCAACGGGACCGGCGAGACGCCGCCCGAGCCGCCCACCTTCGAGACGTGGTATAGCGGGCTTGACGAACAGGCCAAGACGGTCTTCGATGGACATGTGAACGGACTCAAGACTGCGCTTGTTACTGAGCGCCAGAACCGGGCCGACCTGGCAAAGCAGATCAAGGACCTGGCAGCGAAGGCCGAAAAGGGATCTGAACTGGAACGCCAACTCAGCGAGGCTTCGACCAGGCTGGAAGCCGCCGAGCGGCGCGCCTCGTTTGCCGAAGATGCGATCCGGCCCGAGATCGGGTGCTCAAATGTGAAGGCTGCCTATGCTCTGGCTGTTGCTGAGGGGCTGTTCGATTCCAAAGGTCGCCCTGATTGGGCGGGCCTGAAAAGCGCCGCACCTGAGTTGTTCAGGAAGCCCGGCCCAGGGTCAGCAGACGGTGGAGCCGGGGTCAATCATGGTCCAAAGCTGGACATGAACTCAATTATCAGACGAGCTGCCGGACGCAGCTAAGAGGGGGTAGAAAATGCCTTTTTCAGATGTGATCAGCCGAACCGATGCGGCCGCGCTGATTCCTGTCGAAACGAGCTCCGAGATCATCAAGGATATCGTGACGCTCAACCCGATCATGCAGCTCGCCCGGCGACTGCCTAATCTGTCCGCTTCGCAGCGGACCATGCCGGTTCTGAACTCGCTGGCAACGGCGTATTTTCTGACCGGTGACACGGACCTCAAGCAGACCACCGACGTGGACTGGACGAACATCACCCTGACGGCCGAGGAACTGGCTGTGATCGTACCGATTCCTGAATCGGTGCTCGATGACAGTTCCTACGACATCTGGGGCGAGGTGCGGCCTCTGCTCTCGGATGCTTTCAGCGTGGCGATCTCCAGCGCCCTCTTGTACGGGACGAACATCCCGGCTTCGTGGACGACCGCGCTTGGTGCGGCCGGCTTGTTCGCACGAGCCACTGCAGCGGGTCATGTCGTGTCAACCGCCTTGTTCGCCGACCTGTATGAAGCGATCATGGGCGAGACCGGCGCGGGCGTTGACGGTCTGTTCATGACCCTGGAAGCTGACGGCTTCATGGCAACCGGGCACATCGCCTCGGTCGGTATG